CAGCTGGGTCAATGTGCAGCACCTGAATATTATATGGGCGACCTTGATCGTCTTTTACAGACAAGGTTCCCATCCCATCTCCTGCTCGGTATGAGGCATCTCCTTGATACGCTAAAGGAGTGCCTGTCGGAATACCAACATCAATTCCACTGTGATATGTAGAAGCTCCGGGAATTCCTGTGTTCCTTGGACCAAAGCCAGACGTAATTGGATAATTCCAATTCCACTGACCATCTTCGTTTTGTTGTACCAGCGGTGTTCTATCTTTTCCGACTAAAATATTTTTTAAAATAGAACGTGCAGTACGTGGGTCAATCTTCTGCCCTTGTTTATCACCAAACTGCGGAATAACCCTGAAGTCGCCATGCGGACCTGAGGATGGAAAACGATCTCTAGAGGGATCTATAATCCCGCCAAGGGGTACTATTGTAGCCACGACAAAACTCTTTTTATTAATTATAAAATGAAAAAACCCCCTAAAAGGGGGCTTGGATTAGATGCGGATTAAATCAGCTGCCATTACAGCGTCCCAATCAACCGTTTTAACAGTCTTTAATTGATCAAGTGTTGAGAATCTTTCACCCGAAAGAGACATCTGAAGATCCTTGATCTTCCGAGCTGTTTTAATGCCCACTCCTTTAATATGATCAGCAATCATTTGAGGAGTTGCGTTATTAATATTTAACCTAGTGTCAGGCGGAAAATCACGAGGTTCTTCTTTGTTTGCACGATCTTTAATCTGCAAAGTCTTTACTTTTTTAGTGGCCGCCGTATCTGGTTCAAGCTCTTCACGCCAACAAGTAAAAAGGCGACCATCGGAATCTTGAACCATCCGCCAGTCACCATTGTCCCATTCAGAAATAACTTTCAGAGTGGCACCCGTTTTTTTATGACGGTATAACATAAGACCAGTAGAATTTACTGGTCCTATTTTACCCTATTCAGCTGCCGCTGCTAACAACTTTGTTAGGCAGATAAGCTTCAATGTCATTGTAGTCAGCTGCAACATCAGGTTGGATGTAGCAAAGCTCAACAACAAGGTAGCCGTAGTTTCCGGCAGTGGCATCGCCAGAGGAGATGTAGAAACCACCAGAGGTGGCAGTTGCATCACCAGAGGCCTTTGCAAACACCTTGAAGGTGGTGGCAGCGGTCACTTCCCGGTAAACCTTGCCAGCAGAAACACCTGCGCCACCAGTCGCGGTCAGGAAGGGAGTAGCACTAGTGGAAGAAACACCAGCAGCAAAGAAGATCTCACCAGCTTGACCACCGGAAACGGTGGAAGCAAGGTTGGCTTGGATCATGCCTTCGCCAACGCCTGACTCAGCGGTAGGTGAACCGCCGTTATCGCGACCGAAAGAGATCACGTTACCGGTGGCTGCATACACACCGGAAGAGGTGCGGTTGTCGCCCCAGCCAGAAGCAACGGCCAGAGTGGCGCGATAGCCGTAGGCAGGAAGGTTTGCGTCACCGGAAATCACCATGCCGGTGATATCGGTACGAGTGTCGTCGTTCCGGTAGGGGGAAGGAACGATCACATCAGCGGATGCAACTGCGCCTGCGCCGGAAGTAGCCGTCACACGCACGTAGCCGCGCTGTTGGAAGTAGCGGTAGCCGGGGACAGCCAGCACAGAAGTGGGGCCTGCCTTGGAGGCATTGTTGGTACCGTCTTGGTTGGAATCAATGTTCTTGTACCAACCGTTTAAAGCTTCTGCCCAGTTGCCTGGATAGATTTTTTTAGCGGACAAGTAGGTCATTTATCTCTCCTATTGAGGGTTATTTGTTACTGAGGCTGATCAAACTACACCGTCATCAGACACGAAGCTGAATGCGGTGGTAACGAAGTCCTTGTTCAGAATTTCGAAACCAGCGTAAAGCTGCCAGATGAGGATGATGAAGCGGCTGAAATCATCGTTGTTGTTGATGAGCACCTGAGCGTTAGGACCGCCGATGCCAACACCGATGGACTGAGGACCAAAGAAGTAACCTTGAGCCACATCTTGAGAAGAGTAGGAACTGCCGTTATCGAAAGAAGCAGTAACGCTCTTGTTGGGGAAGTTGGTGGACTCGTAGAACTTCACACCTTCGAACTGGACACCAGTAGGCATGACGGGCTCACCTGCCAGGAAGTAGGCCTGACCAGCCTGAGGACCCATGTAGAAACTGGAGTTGTTAGGCATCATGGGGTTGCCCATGTACATGCCTTGTCCAGGATTGCCAGCGTAGCGGGCGATCTCACGGAAGTCTTCGTCACGACGCAGGTGCATCATGAAGGTAGGATCGCAAATGCAGCGATACAGACCGTCAGCGAAGGTAGGAACGTTGCGCTTACGCAGCTGCTTGACAACGGTCAGCAGGTCAGTGCGGACAGAGAACTGCTGCACTTGAGCTTCATACTCAGCAGCGGTGTAAGAAATACGTCCTTGAGAATCCTTGGGCTTAGAGCCAGCGAAGTAGTAACCACCTTGAGTGTCAGAGGCTTCACCGTTAGCTTCAGCTTTTGCCAGTTCGTCAATGAAGACGCGGTCGCGCCAACGACGATAGTCATCAAGCAGCGTCAGGCTACCGATGGACTGGTGGAACATGTTCAGGTTGCCGGTGTCAAGCAGCAGACGCTGGGCAGTAACCAGGGTCTCACGGGCAATCTTGAAGGTGCTAGGCTGAGTGGGATCACCCGGGTCTGCAGGGCCAGTGTACTCTTTCAGCACAACAAGCACCTTCTCCTTGGTGATGTTGCGGCTGTTGGCAGTACCAATGGTTTGATCAGCCACACGCTCGCGGCTATCCTTGGTGCCAGGAGTTCCCCAGAACTTATAGCGGTCTAACTGGACTGTTTGTCCAGGCTGACGCGTAAAGTCATGAACAACAACGGGCTCACAAGCCATCTCGGCAACATAGGCCGGATGGGGACGGTACAGTTCTGCACCGAGCAGTTTTGGAAAATCGTTCTCCTGGTCTCCAATTTCTTGAAGGGGTGGACCATCTCTTCATCCCAGAGGGATGCCGGACGCTGTATCTGGTATTACGTTACAAGAGCGTGTAACCCCCAGTGGCCTCTGCACGTTCCAATCACGGTCTTGATTGGCTTCGCTCAGGATTACCCTCGCCTTTACGTTAGGGCTTCCCTGAATTCATCCAGTTTTCACTTAACGATTGCTCGCTAAGGTGACAACGCTTGAGAAGTTCAGTTGAGATATTATGAATTGGAAACTTGTTTATGAACAACATGAATCCAAAACTTGTTCCCGGATTTGGTAATCTTTACTTAACAGAAGATGGGAAAGCTTTTGAGAAACAACTTGATCCCGATAATCAAGAATATTTTCGAAAGATTCCTATCAGCTCAACCAGTGTTTATGACCGTATCTCAGTTCTTGTTAATGGAAAAAGAAAAAGATTTCATCTTCATGTCTTGATGGCCATTGCTTTCTTAGGATTAGATATTCGTTCTCATGGAACAAGTAACTTCTCCTTGCAAATCGATCACAAAGATAATGACAAGAGAAACAATAAACTTGACAATCTTGAGATCGTTACCAAACAAGAAAACTTAACAAGAGCTTGGGAAAACGGTTGTTATAAAAACAATGGATTTGCCAGTAAAGGAAGACCGAAAAAATCTTTGAGAAAGTTTTCTTCGGAAGACGTAATCGCAATTAAAGCTTTAAAAAATGCAGGTCTTTCTTATAGAAAAATTGCGGAAAAGTTTAACTGCAATCACGGAGCTATTTACCAAATCTTGAAGGGCAATACCTACCAGGATCTGAACTAGCTATCAATAAACACTTTGGTCTATCCTCCAGTGTCAGTGTTTTTATCGGGTGAAAGATAAAACACATGCGTTTTATCTAACAAAATTGTAGCAGCCAGTAATCTTAAGATCAATTACTGGCTGCTTTAAGAATCACTCCATCACAAACAGCTTGTTAGCCATCGTGTGGGGATTAGCTTGGTTCAGTACGCGCCAAGCATTCTGCGGATTACGAGTCATCTCGTCACCGAAAACATTCCAGAACTCACGAGTATTTTGTGGGCTGGACTGCTGGGGAGGCGCAGGCATTTGAGCCAGTGCTCCACCAAGTTGAGTAGAGGCAGTCGGATACCCGCGAGTTTCAAGCTGTTGCTCGGACTCATAAACGGGGTAAGGACCTTGAGGACCGAAGAACTGCAAGGTGTAGTCAGACAGAACATCGGGATTGGTGAGAATCTCGTTGTATGCCTTGTTTTCGACGTGCTCGTTGACTGCGAAATCAGCGAAACCGTGAAGCAACTCAGCTTCTTTCTTTGCCCATACGACGGCCTGATCCAGCATCCCCTCCAGATTTACCGCGTAATTGTTTAGAATTCCGGGTGCCTCTGGACCGAACGCGTTCAGAACCGCCCTGCTTTCCTGACTCAGATTGTAATAATCCGCGATCGCTCCGTCCACTTCCGCGTGGGCCAGTTCTGCCTCCCGGCCGTAAAGTTTCGAGGAGGTTGGGGAATAGCTGGGCGAGGATACCTGGTTGGGAGACCAAGTCAGGCGATCCGATTGACTGATACCCGGGCTGATTTGCTCCGCCTGTGCCCAGTTGGCCGGGATAGCTTGAGGGGCCGCTTGCGTCGGAGCTGAGGGTGCTGCCTGGAACGGGGAGGGGGCTGGCTGACTCAGTAAGCCCACCACCTTGTTGAACGCCGATTCCCAAGGGTTCGCCGAGGGAGCCGCCGGTTGGGATTGGGGGACGGACTGAGACGGGCTTGATTGGTAGCTGATAGGTTGAGTCGGCACCGCTTGCGGGTAATTGGTACCTACCTGATACTGGACTGGTGCCTGAGGCTGAACCGGAGCCTGCGGGGCCGCCACCGGAGCCGGTGCTGCCGCCACGTAGCTGCTGGGGGCGACGGCCGCTGGTGTTGGGCTCGTCTGTGGGATCGATTGGACGGTAGCGTCCTGCATAACTCATCTCCTGTTGTAACGCTTCTAGTGTTCGATACAGATAAGGTGTTAAATCCAGACGTGGATCCGCAGCCATAGGTAAATCTGGTGACTGCGGGTGGGGGGTCTGCATCATGCCTCCCACCATGCGAGCGAATGAAGAGTAAGCCCCTTGCAATTCGTTCACCATCCTGAAAGGGAACCCCGATAACATCGCGGCTCGTTCCTCGTCCGTCTTTTGAGGGAAAAGAAACTTCAGTGCTTCTATACTATCAACACCCAATTCTTGTAAGTTCCTGACAACAATAGAGTTGTTAATCAGGTCCTGTGAGGTGTCTTCATATACTGGACCAAGCCAACGCCATTGAACTGTTAAATCCCCGTCGGGAATTAAACCAATGACATTAGGTGGTAGCTGTTCTGTTTGTAGAGCAGCCATCATGATGCGCTTAATTTGCTCATCATAAATAGCCATTGCTTGCTCATACATTTCCTCTTCTTGTTCAGTAGATTCCTCAGTCAAATCAACTGGCTTTTCAAGACCAATTGCAGCGGCTAAGCTATCTCTGAAAAGTCGTTCTTCCTGGTAAATAATTAATTCAAGACAGCGTGCAATACCGTGCGTATAAATTGATCGGCATTTTTTCTTAGCCGTGGCAGCAACACGACCGTAGATCGATTTAAGCTCGGTTGCAGTAACGCTGGCCGATATACTAATTTCATCCTGACCGCCTAAAGCAGTTCGGATTTCTTCACGTAAGGTACGACTAAACGAAACCTGGTCACCGGTAACGGCGTCAGGTACGATATAACCAACACGATCGTTGGGTTCTAAGTTTGCGATAACACGGGGAACACGTAGCTGTCCATCCATACCTCGCGAAACTGGGTCCGCTTTAAACATTGATCCGCTTAAAGCACTGTTACTCCTGAAGCCAGAATTAGCAGCAATCGAAGGTCGTTGGACCACCGAGTCACCGCCTGCCTCCATAAGGTCAGTTTTAGGACGTGATGACAACAACGTCGGGTTGCCAAAGAACTGAATGTTCTTCCGCATGTTCTTCACAAGATCATCGTGAAGACAAATCTGATCCGCTAAAGAATCAAATTCACCAACGCCTTCTGTCGCAAATCCTTTAGGATTATTAAAAATTTCTACGCAGGGAATAAAACCTAATGTGTTTTTTAGTTTCCTTGTTTTACCGGGGGCCTGTTGATCAGGCATCTCAAATGAAATGTGTCCGTCTGAGTGTGTTTCAGTAATAACTCTTTTCTTAATTGATAACTTAATATATTTTTTCATACCGCCACCATTGCCCATCCCGCCTGCTGGGCCAGTTAAGACGTTGCTGTCCATTATCTCTTGCTGCATCGTGCCATTCCCTTGACGCACTTTGTAGCTGTAGATAATCACAACCTCATCTAACTCACCGTCAACGTTATAGTACGTGCGGTATTCATGTTTTCTGAAAAAATAAAGCCTGTAATTGTTATTCGTTGGTCGAATGTAAAATAAGCCTTGACCGTCACAAAGAAAATAATCCCAAATAGAATCGAGACGTGTGTCTAATTGATTGTATTTAGCGACGCGATCGATAAAATCTTTACGTTGATTGCCAAAATTATCTTGACCGGGGAAGAATTCAACCCCTTGGCGTATGCCAAACAATCGCATCTGTGCTAAATGCCCAGCAACAATTCCGGTGTCGATTCCTGCACCGCCATCCTTTTCTAAATAGGAATTTACAATGTCTTTTAATCGTGCGTTGGAATCTACCGCCATTACTGGGTCACCTAGATCCTTTTATTTTATCACTATTTTTCCTTATATTTTTTAGCTGCTCGTGCAGCTTTACTTGCTTTCTTTGCAGTCTCCGTGTTTGGTACAAACTGCTTACCTTTTTTAGAACCAGCTCGTTTCTTAGCATCTGTTTCAGCACGCTCTTCTTTAGACATGGAGGCCCATGCTTTTTTGGGTAGATAGCGTTTGGTTGTACCGTCAGATTGGATTGCTTTATCTGCCATTACCTAACCTCCAGGCGACCATCTGGACCCACTTGGAGTTGATAAGAGTATGGAGCACCATATCCTTTTTGTACTAATCTTCTTCCAATGTCTGCAGGATTCATACTAAATCCTGTGGAATACATTTGCCCTGCTTCTGTACCTCCTTTTTTCATAGGAGCGTAACCAAAATTATAATCTTCGTTGATAGTGTATCCGCCACCGGTTTGTGGTTGTGCCCAGAACGAACCTAAGGACTTAGAAAGCTGTTCGCGTTGACCAACATCTGTCGGTAATTGAGCTTTTAACGGAGCCGGAGAATCAGACACTCCTCCATAATAAACAGGAATACGTCCTTCCAAAAGACCTTTTTTTATATAGTCAGGCGTATTAGGAGAATTTAAAACTTCTTGTCTATATGTTGGATCCCTAAATTTTGTCTCTTGCTCTTGAATATCTGTAATTAATTGGCTTCCAATTCCTTCTGGTATTTGCAATCCCTTTGCGCCAACTCCAGATAAATAACGCATAAACAAATTCGATTTTAGATCTAATTCATTAAGCTCTTCTGGTTTATTCCGGTAAAACTCAAAAGCTTTTTTTAATTCTTTGTCATTCTGTGTGACTGCAGCCATAGGATTAACACCGGCTCTTGTAAAAGCCTGTATAGGTCCGCCTACAAATTCGCCAAATTTACCTGCCAGTTTTACAGTAAAATCATTGTCCATTACTTTTTCTCCTTGGCTTTCTTAGCTGCAACAGCAGCCTTCTTTGCTTTACCCTTATCGTATTCGTCTTTAGTTTGCCAGTCCTCCTTACCCCATTTTGTTAATGATTTCTGTTTGCTCCCTTTACTTCCTTTATAACCTCCGCCTGCTTTTTTATATTCAGATGCAGTGAGCTGAGCTTTACGCGCAGACCACTGGCCAGGCTTACCGCCTTTACTGCCAGCCATTACGCGATTCTTAATAGATTCGCGCAATCCCGGCTTTGTATATTTGGAATCGTCCTGTGGCATTTAACTAACAAATTTGTTGA